CGCAAGTGGATAAAACCAATTGCGATTGAAGAACTCGGCCAGAAAACTCGGGTAGCGACGATGCATCCTGCTGCTCTTGCACACTTCAGTCGCTGCATGGCCCAAAGGACCATGCCACTCCTGAAACGTGAAAGAGTCTTCCGCAAGATCCTCCATGGAGATACGGTCACCATATCCGGTGTACCACACGCAAAGGTATACTCTGCGGACCTGTCTGCTGCCAGTGATTACATCAATCACGAGCTTGGACAGGCTGTACTGGCCGGAATGGCGCGGGCTCTAGGTATCTCAGGAAGAACGCGAACCGCGTTGATGAACTGCTTAGGACCGATGGAACTCATCGATCCCGCCAGTGGACAGGAGATGGTCACGCGTTCCGGAGCCCATATGGGACTCGGGACTACGTGGACCGTCCTCTGTGTTCTTAACCACTGGGCCGCAGCCAACGCCGGTCCAACACACTCTTTCGCCATATGTGGCGACGACCTTGTAGCCGCATGGACTGACCACCAGATAGCCATCTATGATGAATCTATCAGGCGGTTAGGGCTTGTCCAGAACAAGGACAAGTCGTACCACGGAGAAAGAGGTGTCTTCTGCGAACTCCTGATGGAGCCAGTGAGACGAGGTACCTACACCTCCATCGCACTACCGCGTATTGCTGAGATCTCCCTTGCTCGCGGACCCTTGGCAGAGTCCAAGCAAGAGTTGACAAAACTCTTAAAGGGATCACTTCTCAAACAAACGCGCCAGACAATCGAGGTTGCACTTTCTTCAAGTACTGGACCGACCGGACCAATTGCATCTGGTGGTAATGGCTTGCGAGCCCGTACCTTGGATAGTATCTGTCTTCTTCAACAGTATCTATCACGAGGTAAGAGCAAGCTTACTACTACTCACCCAGACGTAGCCCAACTCGTCCGATCTCTCGCACCTAACACACGGAACACTCCCCAGGAGGGAGCTATCCACATGAAGGATGCAGTAGTCACAGCACTTTGTCTCATTCGAGAGTCCGAGGTAGGTAACGGCATCAATCAGAAAGCTGAACAGCTCTCTGATCGAATCAAAGCCTACCGCGGTAAAGCAAGGCATCAGACCGGCTTCAAGGTCCTCCAACAGCATGGAATACTGCTAAAGGAGAACCAAGCGATGAGTCTTTCACAGACTTCGGCACCCGAACACGGGCCCGCCCCCCTGCTCCCTAAGGCAGGTTCGGTATTTGTCAATGTGAAAGCTCTCAAACGCTACTTTTTGAAGCTCGCGAAGGATGCCAAGCACCTCTCTTATAAGACGAGACAGAAAATGCGTAGGCATCTCAGCCGTCTACACGCTAACAACCTCGCAAGTCTCGCCAGCCTCCTAGAGGAGGCCACCAAGTCCACTGCCGGGTGTTTCACCACCGAGCAAGAACTTCGTGCCAAATTGGTCGAGTGGAATCTCTATTCGAGACCCACTAGCCAAAATGGTACCGAAGGCTTTTGTAGGTGGGAAAGAGGAGCCAACCGTAAC